GGCGCCGTGACGCCAATCTCGCCCTTTCGACCGAGCGCGACAAAGGCAAGGAGGCGTTAGCAAAACTGCTCGATGAGATTTTGGCGCTAGCGGCGGATTATTTTCGCCTGGCGTTGGCGCGCCGACAAAACAAAAACGCCGCCTCAATTGGCGGCGTTTTGGCTGGAACGACGGGACTCGAACCCGTGACCTTTAGGATGCGATTCCTAATGCTCTAATCCTGCTGAGCTACGTTAGGCCTACTATGTCTTAAGCGTGGCATGGAGTCAAGTTTTCTCTAGCTTTTTTGCTAGTTCAGCCGCGATCCGCTGCACCGTCCCGACGCCGACGCCGTGGAGCGTCGCCAGCTTGCGGATACCTGTTCCGCCCCTTTCCAGGTCGGCGCGAATTGCCGCCTCCTTTTCGGTCTTCGGGCGCCCCAAGGTCTTGCCGTTCGCCTTGGCGCGGGCAAGGCCTGAATTGACGCGCTCGCGGATCATGGCGCGCTCAAACTCGGCAAAGACGCCCATCATTTGAAACATTGCCTTGCCCGAAGGCGTCGAGGTGTCGAGGCCTTGCTGATGCAAGAACAGGTCAATCCCAAGCGCGTGGATCTCGGAAAGAAAGCCGATAAGATCTTGCAAGGACCGGCCTAGCCGATCCACGGACCACGCCATAACCACGTCAAACTTCCGCCGCGTGGCGTCCTTGCAAAGGGCGTCGAAAGCAGGCCTATCCTCCCGCGATTTCGCGCCGCTCACGCCTTGGTCGCGATAAACCTCGGAGATTTGCCAGCCCAACCGGCCGGCAACCTCCAAAAGCTCGCGTTCCTGATTCTCCGTCGTCTGATGGTCAGTCGAGACACGGGAATAGATCGCCGCTTTGCGCATGGCCAGCCCCTCAGTCAATGATGGAGGCGCCGCCGAACCTTCCGAAGTCGTCGCGGCATTGATCGAACAGCTTCAAAATATGTTCCGCCTGCGCCCCGCTGGAAATAGCGCGTTCAAGGATGCGCAGCTTGCGGCAAGCGTCCTCTTCCGTTTCGGCCGGCAATGCAATCAGCTCCGCCTCGACCTCATCCAGGCGATTTAGAACGGCGTCAAGGCGCGCTTCCTGTTCGGCGGTATGGGGCGCACCTATTGCGCGGTCTTCTGTGAGCTGGCTCCATTCCAGCGGAAGCGCCTCATCGGCGAACAGCGTGACGGCTTTGATGTTGGCGATCATGTTCATGTCTATGGCTCCTGGCCTGGCGGCGCTGTCCCTCAGCACCGAACAAGCTAAGAATGAATCATAGATGTACGGAAATCAAGTGTTTTCTGTACATCTATTTTGATTTGTTTTGGCCTCAGCATTTTCAAGGGTTTAGCCGCCAAGGTTTCGGAGGGTTTTCGGTACATGCTGCAAAAGGACCGGAAGGCGCTTCCTTGTGTCGCCGATCAATCCGCCATGGGCGGTCAGAACCGCGCCAGCTCAACCCCTCGCCAGAACGGCCGGCGCTCTGTCCCGCTCAACGGTTGCAGGTGCAGAGGGGAATCGGCGAGGGGGGCTTTATCGATTTTCTCAAAATTCCAAAGTGAGCCGGTGGGGGGCCGCTGATCCAGCCCACACACACCATTTAGAGCCCATCCACTATGCGGCTTCGCGTGAGCCCTTTTTGACGTCGAGGCGCTTTGCCCCGGCGCCGCGCACGCGCAGATTTTCGGGCATGTACTCTGACACACTGCTTAGCAATGCTGCGCCTCGGTTTGCATTGAGGTGAACATATGCCCTTTCTCGACGAAGACCCCGCCCTTGCCAAGAAATACGCCGTCGATCCGCCCGAAGCGTGGCCACCTGAAAGGCTCAAGCGCGCGGCGCCGAACTTTCTTGCCCGGTTTTGGGCTCGTTGGTTCGCAGGGACGAAAGTCCTGTCGGCTCCCGGTGGCAACTCCGAAGATAGGGAGGCGTGACCGTGCCTATCATTCCAGATTTTCAGGGCGTTCAGACGCAGACGATCGACCCCACGGCGCGACCGTTCGGCGGGGCGAACGCCAACGATTTCGGCGGTCAGGTCGGATCGGCGGTCAACAACGCCAGCGACTCCTTGACGGCGTTCAAGAAGCTCTACGACCAGGATCAATCGAACCTCCAGAAGTTCCAGACGCAGAAAGCCTTCACGGACTTCTCGTCACAGGAAGCGCAGACTTTCTCGGAGGCTTCGCGCGGGATCGGCAACGGCGCGAAAGACTTCACCAAGAATTACATGGGCGGGGCCTCGCCTTCGGGCGCGCCCGACGACGGCTCGACGCCTTCGCCAGCCGCAGGAAATGCGGCAGATGCGAGCGCGGCGAGCGCGGGCGGAAACGGCGGCTTTGACGGACGCGCGAAGGCGTGGCTCGACGCCAATACGTCCGGCATGTCGCCGGACGAGCAAGCGCAGTGGCAAGCCAAGGTCTCGGCGTTGCGAAGCACAATGGCGGGTTCGGCGCTCAAGGCTGAGTTTGCGGAGCGCGACCGCTTCTATAAATCGACGATCGGCGACCAGCTCCAGAAAATCCAGACCGGCATAGACCAAACCCCCGCCGCGCTTGACGCCTACAAGGCGCAAGGGCTGGAGCTTATCAATTCCTCCGGGCTATCGGCCGCCGACAAGCATGCCTACGCTCAGACCTGGCAGCAGAACGCGACGACGGCTTACGCTGTCGCGCAGGCGCGCAACAACCCCGCGGGGGTGGCCGCAGACCTCGGCTCCAACAAGGTCGGCTATTACGCCAAGATCAATGCGGCAGAGGGCGGGAACACGCCGAACGCAGGCAACGGCGGCGGAGCCGCGCAGTTCATGCCTGGCACATGGGCGGGGCTTGTCGCCACGCCCGAGGGCAAAGCGGCGGGGCTCACGGCGGGCGGCAGGCAAGACCCGACGCAGAACGCCGCCGCGCTGCGCATCTTCACCGCTCAAAATGCCGCGATCCTCCAGCAGAACGGCGTCACGCCCACCGAAGCGAACTTGCGCATGGCGCATTTCCTCGGCGCGCAGGGCGGTGTGAATTTCCTCAAGGCGATGCAGGCGAATCCCGGAGCGCCGGCTGCGGCCACCTTTGCGAAGGAAGCCGCCGCGAACCCGACGATCTTCTTCACGCACGGGTCGAACGGCGGAACGTCGCGTAGCCTCGCGGAGGTGTTCGCGCTCCAGACGAAGGGCTTCGCCGGTGGCGGGCCGGCGGCGATCGGCAATGATCCGAAACTTGCTGATTTGCCTTATGACCAGCGGCAGAACGTTCTTGGCTACGCGGAGCGCCAAGCGCAGCAGCAGAGCGCCACGGCGGCGGCGGCAACGGAGCAGGCGCACCAGGACTTCCTGAACGGCCTGCTTATCAAAATTCATGACGGCGCCGCAGGGACGTCGGAAATCAACAACGCACGCGCCAGCGGTCAGCTTACGGACGTCGGCGAAATCGCACGAGCGGAAGACATGGTGGCGGCGCGACAAAAGGGCGTCAGCGACCTCCAGACGTTCGGAGACATGGTTTCGTCGAACGCGACGTTCAACCCGTTCGATAAGGCGCATCGCGACGCAGCGGACGCTGGCGTTCAGGCGATGGGCGGCGACCCCGCTTCGGCGCTCAAGGTTTGGCAGCGGACGGGCATCGCCACCGATACGATGACGACGGGCTTGCGCGGCGCGCTGACGTCCAAAGATCCCGAGAAGGTCGGGCAGGCGGCGGCCGTCGTCTCGAACATACTTTCGCAAAACCCCAATGCGCTCGCCGGCGCCAAGGGTCAAGCCGATCTGGAAAAGGCCGGCGCGACGTTCGACCACTATGTGAACGGGCTGGGCATGAGCGCGCAGGACGCCGGAAGGCGGCTGATCCAAATGAACACGCCCGAATATCAGAACACCGTCAAGATTCGCGAACCTGACGTGAAGCAGTTCCAGGACGAGCTTCGGAAGGGTGATCCGATCAATGATGTTCGGAACGCCTTCGGCCCTGGCGTTCTTGGGCGCCTATGGGGAACCCTCGCCCCGTCGGCGGGACTTGGCGCGGACCAGCGGCAGGCAATCGGCCTCGACTATGCGGAGCAGGCCACGGACCATTTCCAGCAGTACGGCGATAAGGATGCGGCGAAAGCCTTCGCGCTCCAGCAAATGAAAAAGCTCTACGGCGTCTCAAATGGCGTCATCATGAAATACCCGCCCGAGCACGTTTACCCGCCCGTCGTCTCTGACAAAGGCTTCAGCGGCCCGGTGCGCAGTTACGATTACATCTATTCACAAGCGGCCGACGCGATCAAGGAGATGACCGGCGAGACGGTGGACCCCAAGCAAGTCTATCTCATGCCGCTCCCCACCGTAACCGCGGAAGCCTGGCGCAGCGGCCAGCAGACGCCCTATGCGATTCACTACGTCGGCGAGCAGGACGGTATCCCGATGCACAAGACGCTGTTGCGGCCGAACGGCGCGACGCCGCGCCCGTGGGTTGCCGATCCGACGAAACCCCTCGCCGACAATCAGGCGAAGGATCAGGCGGCCTTTTACGCAACGCAGGCGCGTGGCGCGAGCACGCAAGAGGCAGACATGAGCGCCTATTCGGGCGGCGCCGGAATGACCTCGCCTTACCGGCCGTGAGTAGTGTGCAGATACGATAGCAATATTGCTAAGCAATAGTACTAGATGTGCGTTAGCAAAAGCGCTTAGCAATCTTGCTAATACATATGAAGTGCAATCAATAATGCGACTACGTGCGTTTTATGATTGACGAATCAAATATCATCAGCGACACTGCACAAGCAAATCGAGGTACACCGATGCGCAGCAACACCCACAGCTTAACTTTCGGCATTCCGGCCGACTTGCTACAGGCCTTGCGGCAAGCGTCCGCGAAGGACGAGCGGTCTTTAGCTCACGTCGTGCGCTTCGCGCTCGGCGCGGAAATGCAGAGACGCGGACTTTATGCACCGCCGAAGGCGACGCCAGAAAACTCGGCCGCTGAATTGAGGACGGACCCGTGACCACACGCGCACCTGGCGTTCGCCGCCGTACCAACTCCAGCGGCGGCAAAGACGTCATCGTCACCTATTCCGGGCTGCTCAACGGAGACGACGGGGCGTGGTTCTCCGAACCCGGCGCGATTCTCCGTTCGATTTCCTATTCGGGTGTTTGGGGAGCGGGCGGATCGGCGCAGCTCAATTGTTGCGGCTCCAGCGCGATCGCCCCCGCGAACCCGCTTACCGGCGCGCAGCTCGACGAGTCGATAATTGGCGCTGTTGCTTCGGCGAACCAGACGGTGACGGCAAACCTTTACACCGCCGCCCCATCGTATCGCCCCAAGGTCACGGCGGGCGACGTCACGACGTCGCTCAAGATCGTCGCCTATTTCGTTCAGGATTGATGCGCTCAAGCAGCGGTGGACCGCGATGTACTTGCCCGAAACCGACGTCCTGGCGCGCTGGCCGATGCTCTCGGACAAAGAGCTTCGCCAAGCGCGCCGGAAACACCAGCTCACGTTCTACGCCTTTGCGTCCGGTCCGCATTACACGGCGGCAGATGTCGAGGCGTTCATTGATCGGAAGTATCGGCGCTCTGCCGAGCCTCCCGCGCCAAGGCCCCCGAGCCCGCCGCCGCTACCGCCTTTGCCGCCTCGGCCGGCCTCCACGCGAACGACTGCGACGGACGAAGAGATTGCCGTGCTCCAGCAGCAATATGTGGAAGGTATTTGCCAGGACTTGAGAACGAGACGCTCGAAAGCAGGAGCGCAAAGCCGACCTAAAAAGGAAAAGCCGGCAAGAAAAGCCGCGCCGAAGCCCAAGACGCAACGCGGATCGAAGGAAGGAAAGCCGTCGATCCGCGAATTGGCAAAACACCCCGTAGGCTGATTTCCAACGGCACTCGAAAGGAAAAACGATGAACGACCAGCCCAATATTTCGCCGCTTGCGGTGGCGATCGCGACGCGCGAGACGCTGCGCGCAGAGCTGCAAGATGCGCAAAAACGTCGCGCGAACCTTACTGGGAAATGCTGCGCGGCAATACAGGCCGCCGCCGCCGCTGGCGACGCGGATAAGAAGAAGGAAGGGGATAAGCTCGCCGAAGAACTGGGGCGGCTGGAAGATCGCATCAAGGGTCTTTCTCTCGCGCTGGAGGCGGCAACGGAAAACGTCAACTTCCTGAGCAAGGCCGAGACCGATGAGGCGTTTAATGCCGAGGTGGAGGCCGCGAAGATCGACGCCGAAGCGGCTGTCCAGATCGCCGCCGACCTGGACGCGGCGCTCGACGCCGTGGGGAAGCTGCGCGCCGATTTGGAGACGCAGATTGGCGAGCTTTATAGGGCGTCGGCGCGCGTGCGCTCCGAGGTCTATCCGGAACTGGCGCAGCAAGCTGGCAACGTCATGCAGACGATCAAGAGCCGGCTCGGCCACCTTCGGGTGATTGACGAACCGGTGCTCGACTATTCAGGCCCCGCGCCCTCTGTCGAGCGTCAAATTCGGATCGCGCTCCGCAAGCTCGTGGACGAAGTGTCGAACCTCTTTGGCAAGAAGGCCGCCAGCAAATGAGCAACGATCCATTCGGCCA